TGAACCGTAAACCTGAAAACGAGGAAGAAGGTATGACATCGAAAGAAAGTTATTATTATTGGGTACGTAAAAAGTATAACGATTTGATACCTACGACACATGTACACGCCGCGACATTAATTTTTCTAAACAAAACATGTTTTAGGGGTGTGTATAGGGAAGGGCCGAACGGGTTTAACGTACCGTATGGACACTATAAAACGACGCCTTTAGTAGTATCTTTAGACGAGTTAGTAAAAATACAAGACCTTATAAAAAATGTAGTTTTTAAATGGTGTGATTTTAGGGTCGCGTTCGCACAAACCGTAAACGATGGGGATTTTATATACGCGGACCCACCGTATGCACCTGAAAGTGTTGCAAGTTTTGTAGGGTATACGAAAGATGGATTTGGTATAGGTGATCATGAAGATTTATTTAAATTATTAAAAAGTTCTACTACTGATTTTGTAATGTCAAATGCAAAAGTCGATCTCGTAACCAGTAGTTTTAATGATTACAGGATTGAAGATGTTATTGCGAGGCGGGCTATAAATAGTAAAGATCCATCATCTAAAACAATGGAGGTGCTCGTACATGGATATGTTCGAAAATAGGTTTCCAATCAGCTTCGTATTTAGCTGGAAAGTAAACATTCTTTTTCTTAGAATTGTTCGTGAGTATTGTTTTACGCATAGCTGCATTTTCACCACCCACGAAGAAAAACCCAATACCTTCTTCAGACATGATTTCGTATGTGTCTTCGTATCTCAAGGAGTTCCAAAAACACTCATTTAACATATAAGAAAACCTAAAATCCGCATTTGGATACCTTTTTGAATACTGTTTAAGTTTATGTGTTCCTAAACCAATTTTTTCATCAGTTGTTCCCGATCCAAGCTGATGTTTCTTTTCAATGATATGTACGTAATTATCACATAAACGACGAAACATTCCGTCCGGTTTTAGTTTTTTAACGTATTCCTTTTCACCTTTAAACTGTTCGAGGTAGGCAATAGAATTATTTTGATCGATATATACATAGTCAAATCCATTTATCGAAATGATTTCACCGTCTTCGAAATCAGATGTTTCCTGTTCAAAGACCTTCCCCCACTTGTTAGTTTTTTCACCTCCTTTGCCGTTTTGTTTCATTTATTAGTATATATTCCTTTCTTTTTAAGTTTATAACCGAGAAATAATCTTTCTCGGTGCTGGACGTCATATCAGTATAAAACCTATATCTTTTGGTTTTATTTCTTCGTTAATTTTCCAGTTCCAAAGGTAATAGTGGTTATGCCCCGTACCTTCCGTGAATTTGTGTTCACGAAGTTCTTCTTCGTCTACTCCTGCGTTCACACAATTATATACATCGAACCCCATGTTACGTGCCACGATTATAGCGTCTTCTAAACAGTTCCCAACGTTATAGAATGTGTATGCCTGTTTTATAGTTTCACCACTTTTCTTATGTACGTAATCTAAACTATAAAAAGTAAAAAATTGATCTTTTTTGTCACTCAAGTATGTATATACTGTATTTTTACGCGGAAGAATCCAATGCTTGACGTATGATTCATTGATATAGAGTGATAGTTTAAACTTTTTTAAATGTTCTTGTAAGATTTTTGTCACTCTAGGTATATCATATTCGGTCATTTCTCTAAAATAGGATGTTGTACCTAAAATCTTATAATCCTGTTCTTTTGCGTCAGAAAACCGGAGTCTATTAAGTTTATTAACATTTATAAGTCTGTGCCAATACGTGACCTTAGCAACTGGTGTAGGTAATTGTTTTACAACGGTATATATAGCTTGCCACCTGTTTTGTAAATTCATACGTCTTTTGAGTTCACCTATAAGCATTGGTGTAAATTTGGTATCTCTAAGATGTTTGGAAACACATAAAAAATTTATTTGAAGCATTTGAATTATTTTTTTATTAACACAAACATCTAAAGGTACACCTGATATAAAAGCAATAAGTGTATTATTTTCCTTTTCACGAATAGCAAGGTTCCATTCATCACGGTACCCAGGTGGGTGTAACGTCCATTCAATAAGTTCCTTAGAATAATGAAATTCGAAAAAATCGTCACGAATATAATTTTCTTTTAGAAATTCACAGAGTTCTTCTACAGTACACGAACTCCATTCGTATCCTTCTGGTAAAGGGTTCTTTTCGTATCTAAGTTCTCTCGATGAATCTATTTCTCCATCTTTTTCAAAAATAACTTTATTTTGAGGTACGGGTTGTTTATCCCAAAATTCATGCATTACTGAATAGAAAAGGCTTAAAGTTTTTAAGCTTTTTTAGTATATAAAACAATGTCAACTCTTGAACAAGATTATACGACCGTACCCGGTCAATTGTACGCGTGTCTTTCTGTCGTAGGTCCGGAAGCACCTCAAAAGAATGATAAGTTCGGGATTAAGATTAGAGGTGCATTTAATTCCAGGGATGAAGCCGCATCGCACGCTAAACGCCTTCAAAAGGAAGATGCTACATTTGATATTTACGTTGTTGATATGTATAAATGGTTGTTAATTCCACCGGATCCAGCGAAAATTGAAGACGCACATTATGCGAATGAAAAACTCGAGGAACTCATGACAGGATATAGAGAAAATCAAGCGCAAGCAGCACAAATGTTCGCGGAACGTAAACGTGATATGATGGAAAATGGTTCGATGATGAAACCGGGGGATGAAAACTCGAAGTATTATACTAAACCAGACGAAAAACCAATCAGTCACCCATCTGAAGTCCTGGAACGACTTCAAAAGGAAAAACCAGATACTCCAATGGAAGAACTTGTTAAAGAGGCGGACACTATTGTCGCAGAAGAAATTGAAGAAAGAAGACAAAAGCGTGAAACCGAGGCTAAAGAAGCTCTCGAAAAGGAGGCTGAGAAAAGAGGGTTTAATTCAGTCGAAGCGATGGAAAAATTTGATAAAGAGTCTGAGAAGGCTAAGGCGGAGTCTACGGAAGCTCAGGATACGAAAGGTGAAGGCGAAGTCGAGGAAGGTGAAGAGGTGGAATCTAAATAAATTTGTTATATAAATGTAAATATGTTGAGTATTATATTGAATATAATCACCATAATTATTGTATTAGCTATGTTCAGTTTATTTTTACGATTGTATGAAGATCGAAAAAGTAAAACGGGTACTAAAGATGTAAGTGCGTCGGATGTTGCACAAGATATATTAGATGACCCAATCGTTGTGAGTCGTGCGTATTTTACAGAACCAAAACTTGGATCTATAGGTGATTTTGAAGGTCAACAAACGTCTTCTGAACATTTATGGATTGGAGGTAAACCTATCCAGGTCTAAGAATGACTGGTTGCATAGTTTTACCCATGAAAAACCCTAAAATAAAGGAAACAAATATAATAACATACGCCGTTTTATCGAGATTTGAAAATATATCTTCTTTGGGAAGGGGTTGTTGTGGGTGTGGTTCATAATAGTGTTGCGGGGGTGGAAAATAATACTGTTCATTATTTTCCGGTTCTTGATCTTTCTGATCGTCCATCTCTTTATTTGTAAATTCATCTGGATTGTATTCGATCGGTGTACCAACTTCGGCTTCCATTTATAAAAGGTACATCTATTTTTTTAAGCTTATTATTCCTCATCCTCATCTTCTTCGTCGTCAACAACAAACCCTTTTAAATTACCATTTTCATCCATATCACTGTCATCATCTTCAAAATCATCTTCGTCATCTGTCTGGAGGAGATCAATTTCACTTTCAATATCTGTTTCAGTTTCATAATCATCGTCCGAATAATCATCTTCTGGAAGATCTTCGAGCGGATCTAAACGTTCCGGAACCTTTGAAATACGCCCGGAACGTGTACGTATGGGAGCGGGAGCAGTAACTATTTTTGTCATTATAAATTAACGTACGTTTATTCTTTTAACTACATTACGCAAGTGTATTTACAATTCTATCCGTGAGGTTATGCGCACGACATTTACATCTACATACTTGTTGTATTTGTCCTTTGGTAATAGTGAAAGAAATAGTCTCTTTACATGTATCACATATTTCCCTTGTTTTTACTGTGTATTTCTTAACTCCTTCACGCTTGAGTGATTCTATCGAGAATGTTTCTTTTTTAACGATATACTTTTTTATAAATTTTTCAAGTAAATCTGGTTCTGGTTCGGGTGATGTAACGACTTTCTTTTGGGGTGTATACTTTTCAACTTTACCATCTTCGTAAATAATATCCGTTATTTTTTTAGTAAGTTGGTGTCGTCTACCTGAAAAATCTTTACAAAATCCATACTGTCTTAATATGTTAGTCGTGGAAAAACACTTTTGGGATATGGTATCTCCTATTATATGAAACCATACATGGTTAGAATTATGATTACATTTTTTATTTTCACAATATTTAGAGTTTGTTGAAACAAGAAATTGATTTTTATGTTTAAACATCTTGGTGATTGATGCGGCACCCTGACCTTCTATGTTTTTACGAACAAATGCTTCAACGAGTAAAAGAGCCTCTTGATTCTTGAATTCATTTTTTGTTTGTATTTTTGTAAAATTATTTCCTTCATTCTTACTAGAACTTCCTTCAATTATAACGGGATTGGTACTTTCTGTACGTAAAGTTGCCATGTGTAACATATCTAATGAAGGTTTTTGTTCTGTTTTTTGTAATATAGATAAGGGGCCGTGTTTGTATATAAATATAGGTAAGTATTCACTCTGTGTTTCTTTACCAGTGTTATTACATAATTCACATCCCTGACCGGCACATGCTTCGTGTTTTCCCCTTTTATGTGACCAAGGCATACGGAAACCACTTCCTTTTGTATTTCGAGAAGAATTTCCGTATACTGAAATGTCAATAATATCTTTCCAATCGCGTGAACCATACGCTAAATTTAAAGTATTTATAACATGTTCTCTTAGAGCTAATGCGGATGATCTATTTACAACAAACCCCGGCCAGTTTATATGTATACCCGTTTTTATGAGAGTATCTACGGGTTTAGGTTCGGCAACGGATATTAAAGCATCTTTACCCCCAAATTTCGAGACTTTATCACATATGACCTTGCATATACTTTTTATTTGTTCAAAAGATAATTCATCATCATCTTTATAATCAAGGTCCATGAAAAAATTATAATTTTCAGTTTTTTGTTCGACGACAAATATTTTTTCGCCTATCGTATAAGCTTCTATACACTTTTTGTAAAAGTCATTCAATCTATCAAATGGCACGGAGAGAACGCCACCGTCCATGAGCACATGTGATAGATCGGAGTTATTAGCAAAACCCTGGGTTTTACACCAGTGTTTAAACATACTTACCTATTATTCTATTTATCTTTTTATATTGTTTATTCGCTGTCATACTCTCGATGCCAGATAGAGCGTCTATATGAGACTTCTGGGTATCTTTCTTCTTCTGTTAAACTTTTTTTCAAAACGAGGAGTTCATAAACTTTATCCTCTTTATGTAATTCGACGTACCTGTCGGCGCGTTCCGCCGTATATCCGTGTCTATCAATGAGAAGTTCATGTATTTGTGATAAAATATAGTTCTTAGACTTCATTATTTAATAGAGAAGGTTTTTCTATCGGGAGAAGTTACACACGCGTAAAATTCTGGATTGTTAAGTACATTTTTAACAATACGATCCCATTGTTTTTTCGTACTAAACTCAGCGAGTGTTTCAAAATTCATGAAATCGTTTTCGTCATGAGTTCTCTTAATAGGTTGTTTTTGAATTTTTCTAAGATTCATTTTCTGTTTTTCATCGTTAAATTTTCGTATAAGTTCAGCTTGTTCATGGATAGTGTAATCTACAAAGAATACGAAAACGTTGTATTCTAAATCAACAGTTGGACTTTCCTTTACTACAAATTTAAAATCTGTATACTCACCCTTTTTCAAAGAAACAACTCCCCTGGTTTCTTCTTCGAGTTCTCTCAAAGCACATCTAATGGGATTTGGGATCTCTCTACGCCTACACCCTCCGGTGACGAAAATCCAATCTTTGAACCTTCGATCCCGGACAGTGAGAAATCTTGGTTTATCACCTACAAAAGTGACAGGAATCGCGATTGCTTTATATTTCTTCATTACTCATTAGTAAGTTATAATTGAATAAGATGATTATTCTGAAGAATCATCTTCATCATCACTGACTTGGGTTTCCAAAACCTCTTCATTTTCTGTTTCAGTTTCAACATCACTTACGGATTTGGGTTTTTGTGATGGTCTGGATAAATGTGCCATGAGGTTTCCATAAAATCCCTTGACATTATCCATTTCCGTTTTCGTTTTGTTAAGTTCTCTGTACATGTACACTGTGGCTACAATACACATGAGCACGGCAACTATAGTCGCAGTATCGCGATCGAATGTAAACATTATATATAAAAATACGAGCTAAATTTTTAAGTTCTTATAATCGCACCCATTTGTGTTTTCTGCTGTTGTGGGCATGAATATCCCATTTTTGCAAACTGTATTTCTTGGTAATGACCTTCTTTACACTCTGCATTTTGTGGAGGTGGTTTCTGTTCTTTTACTAAATGATCTAAAGTACCAGATTTTGGGTCATACGTTAAAACAAATACGAATCCTATAAGAAAAATTAATTGCCAAAACATTTATAATAAGCGGCTAAATTAAATTAGTTGGAATACATCAAACCACCCATACCATTTTCGATACGGAGGATGTTGTAGTTAACACCGTAGACGTCGTTATCCCACGTCGTATCGTCAGAAACGAGTCTCGCGGAATCGAGTCTACTAAAGTTGAGAGAACCAGTTGGTTGGAGCTTGGCCGTGTCGATGCAGAATGGTTGCAAGAACGTTGTAGTCGCAGTTGTATCTGCGGCTTGTGTGTGGTAGTAGACTGGTGTCGATGTAAAGTGTGGTCTTGCCGCCTTAGAGTCGGTGACATCTGTACCGTTAATTTGGAGTTTGACCTTAGCGGTGGTCATAGCATTAACAGCGACCAAGTATTTTACTGGGTGATTAAAGTTGATTTCTTGAGTCTTGGCCTCGGATGCAACAGACTTTTGTGTTTGCGTAATAAGCATATTTTGTGGTTCAGACGATAAGACCGTTCGTTCGTCTGTATCGAGATGGTAGAATTGGGCATATACTTCCGCATCAGTTGGAGCCGAAGAACCCCATGTGATTCTTATTTCCACATCGTGGTATTGGAGAGCGACCAATGGGATCGCGGACTGAGCGTTTTCACAGAATGAAAATTTAAGTGGGTAAAAGTATTGATTATTAAACTTGTATTTGGAGTATGTTTGACTCATAGTAACTGGTGCGAGTGTTCTAATAAATGCATCAGTTTGATCGTCAATGACCTGACCACCGACTAAAAGTTCAACTTTTGAAACTTTGTTGGCCCAGTTGGTAATATTTACAGCTCTATTCGAGATGTAGACATACCCGAGCATATCACCTTTGCGCTCGAATCTAACAGTGGACATACCATTATTAGTGGGGTTGCCCTGGATAACCTGTCTTTCGACAGTTTGGGCGAAATTTGTGTGACGTTTGTAGTTGGACCTGAAAAAGGAAACTTCAGGCTGACCGACAAGGTGCGCATCTTGGGCACCAATGGCGACGAGTTGGGCTATACCTCCAGACATGTTTTATATTATAGTAAGGTTTTATTTTTTTTAAAAAACTTATGAAAATGCAACAGTGTTCATATAAACATTTCCTGCAATATTTGATAAAGACATGAGAGCATGTTTATCTTGTGTGATGGAAACATCTTCTGTTATGACAGTAAAATTGACATTTGTAAGATCTTTGGAAACTGCTCGGTCTCCACCACTCGCAAGAATGGGTACAACAATTTGAGCTCCGTCTATAAAATTACTGAAAACAAGGCTATCTATATCACCTGTAGCAGCTATAAGTGGCGCTGTACCATACGTCCTGTTTTCTGCGTTTACTATTATAGTGTCTGTACTGAATGATGCTGTTATTCCCGGATCTGTAAGTTTTATACTTTGTGAAATTATATTACTTGCATTAACATTTGCATTTACAGTAACAAACGATGGTTGATCTTCCGCTCCGACACCAAGAGCAGATGCCGCTGCTGATGCAGATGTTGCTCCAGTTCCACCTTTTGCAATTGCAACTGTCCCCGTTCGTATTTCTGCACCTTCAATCGTTACAACACCTGCACTCGAACGGGCTAAGGTTGTATCCGAAGCGTGTCCCAATTCTATAGTTGTTGTGACTACATTACCTGCATCAACATTTGCACTCATAGTAACAAATGATGGAGAATCTTCCGCTCCAAGACCAAGGGCTGAAGCAGCTGCCGAAGCAGTTGTTGCACCCGTCCCGCCATCGCCTACGGCTAATGTCCCCGTAATAGAAGAGGCACCTAGATCGACTGCGAGTTTATTGGACTCAATAACCAAACCACCATCTGCTTTTGCATCGATGGATAATGTATGATCTATGTCTTCACCACTTGTTGCTCCCGTGCTTGCAATACCATCACCCCCAGTTATAGTTCCTACAAAATCACCTGTTGTATGTGTACCCATGGTTATAAGATTATTAAGCGAAGTTGCACCTGTCCCACCTCTTGCAATTGCAAGTGTTCCCGAACCCGCGTTATCCATATTTAATGCAGTTATAGCAGAACCAGCTCCTTTTAAAGTTGCACCCTCTACGAGACCTCTTGATATAACATTTGAAGCGAGTACATTACCCCAAACATTCGCGGTAATATAGCCATCTGATGTAGATATGGATGGTATAATAGTTTGACTTTCAGATTTACTAGTCGTGTATGCTATGGTATATTCCTTTGACATGGTTTGCCCCAAAAAACCAGCAAATACGTTAGCGGTTGGTCTTCCCATATGTTGTCCCATATCCTTTGCGTCTACGTTATTATTGTGTGCAACCGCGAATATTTTATCGGTAATGTAGTGATCGGTAGTGTGTTGTGCAGTGATATTACCATCGACTATTAAGTTTCCAGAAATGGCTACATTTGATGCTATACTTGTAACATAAGTCGAATCATTAAAAGATAATTTACTATCGCGAAGTTGCTTTGTTGAATGTACGTATGGTATTATACCATCTGTAAGTGATGTACTTGCTACATTATGTGAAATAACATTTGCATTCACGGTAACAAACGATGGTTGATCTTCCGCTCCAAGACCAAGGGC